TGGGCCGAGACGTCGGCCATCGGATCTTCCTGGCCAAGGCCGACCTCGATTCCACGATATGCGCGAATCGAGAACTGGCCCATCTCGGCCTGTGTCGGCACTTGCGATTCGGTTTTCGGCATTTTCGTCCTGCCTATTCAATATTGAGAGGCCCGGTCACCGCTGCGCAGTGACCGGGAACCAGTGACCTGGGACCAGAGACCTACAGGGGTTTGGTGCAGCGGAAGCCGACAAGGTCGTAGGCGTAGGACGGAGACGCGTGGTCGAGCCTGAACACGCCGGCGTAGTCGCCGTCGCCCCAGTAGCCGCCGCGGATGAGCGCAGTGCCGGACCAGTTGGCGCCGGCACGAGGCCGCCAGCCCATGCCACGTTCCATGGACGCATACGGCGCCGTGGCGATCGACGGCGAGTCGGCGGCAAAGGCCTGCGAGATCAGGCCATTGGCGTCGCCCTGGACGTCATCGAAGACCCAGGTAAAGGCGTTGCCTGCAGCGTCCACCACGGTCTGGTCGTCATCCAGGTAGAAGGCGCGGCGCTCGGAAGGGTCACGTGAAACGAAATCGCCGGCGTACGGTTCATCAACGTCGTCCAGGTCGAGGCGCAGGCCTTGGAACATGCTGCCCTCGCCGACGATTCCACTGACCCAGTTCGCCCGCTGCAGGAACAAGTTGAACGCCAGCGACAGCGCCTGGGTCTCGGTGATCAGCGCGAAGCCGGCATCGGCGCAGGCCTGGCGCGCATCGGAGTAGTTGATATCGACCCAGGGCTTGCCGGTGGCGCTTACAACAGCTTTGCCGTCTGCACCCTCCGAGCACAGGTACTGGCCGGCTTGGAAGGCTGGTACGACAATGCTCGGGCGCGTAACCACGCCTCCGACAATCACGCACGGCAGCGTGGTTTCGGGCACGGTGACGAACAGGTTTTTCTCGATTTCCGCTACTGCGTGCTGCTCGGTATGGGTTGCTGTGTTCATGATGCTCCTTGGATGGGTGTAAGGACTTCAACTTGCTGCTGGATCGAACTGCGGGCGAGGATCAGGGCGGCTCGCCTGTGTAATTCACTCGAATCATTTCGGCTCCTTCGGCCTTGGCGCGCGCCGCGCGTCGGCCAGCATGCGGTCCGCGACAGCCTGCAGACGGTCGCGTTGGCGCGAAAACTCTTGCTGGACCGCAGGCTGGACCTCGTTCGGCACTGGCGCACTGCAGCTCGATCCAGGCGTGCCAGTCGTTGTTCCTCGGTTTCGGTTTGCATGCGCCCTCCGCAGCAATTTGGCGGCCCGCGCCGTAGCGCTGGCCAATCGGATTGAATGGCTGAATGTGTGGCCGGCGCACCAAGTGCTCCAGGCCGAGCGGATTACGGATGCCATGCCGCATTCACTTCCTGCAGGGCGACCAGCACCTGCTGCTGCGCCTCGTCATCGCTGCGCGCGGCATCTACATAGAACAGCCCCAGCAGGCTAAAGGCGGCGAGGACGCGGATCCATGGGCGCCAGCTCATGGCAGACTCGCGATGGCGGCGCCGACCACATCGGCCAGCCATTCAGCCAGCGCGAGCAGCAGCATCACGGCCGTGATCAGGACGCTGCCGTTGCGCTCGCACCAGCCGCCGCGCGCTCCGAACACGATCCGCGCGCTCACGACACAACTCCCGACCGGCCCGCCAACTGCATAGCGCCACAGCGGAAGTAGTCATCCGCGCGGTGAGCGCCTGCAGGCATTTGCTCCGGCGCGTCCAGGCTACCGTCGTTCAGGACGGATTCGAGTCCGCTGTCCTGGTAGCGGAAGTGCAGCTGGTCGCTTACACGCAACCGGGAGTTCCTTCCACCGGTGGCGAGGCGCAGCTTTGAAGCGTGGTTTGCGTGCATCACGATCTCCTGGTGCTAACGTGAGCGAACATTGGGCGTGCCGATCAGGCCCCAGCCGAGCTGGCGGCGAACTTCTTCAGGCGCTGGTGGCGGCAGGCGGGACAGTAAGCGCTGCTTTGTCCAGATGCGGACTTGCTCTTTGGTTGGGTGATTAACTGTTGCCATGACTATCTCCAAGGAATGGCCGCCGCTGCGCGGTGGCCGGTTACCCGTGACCTGGGGCCAGAGACCTACAGGGTTTTGGTGCAGCGGAAGCCGACAAAGTCGACGGCGTAGGACGGAGTCGCGTAGCCGAGCCTGAACACGCCGGCGTTGTCGCCGTCGTTCCAGTAGCCGCCGCGGATGAGCGCACCGCCGGACCAGTCGCGGGCCCCGTCAGGGCGCCAGCCCATGCCGAACTGGCCAGAGGCGTATGGGGCGACGATCAGGGATGGGGAGTCGTCAGCGAGGCGCGTGCACAGGCCATTGCTGTCGCCCTGGACGTCGTCGGAGGTCCAGGTGTAGATGTTGCCGGCTAGGCCGTAGACCTTTTCGCCGTTGGTCAGCACGTGCCAGCTGCGTTCTTCGGGATCATCACTCACGTAGTCAGCCGTCTGTGCGCTGCGCACCGTGCCCTTGTGCAGCCCCTGGAAGACCTTGCCGATGCCGACGGCGCCACCGGTCCAGTTTTCGGCCTGCTGGACTACATGCAGACGGATGGCAAGCTCCTGTGACTCGCGCGCCAGCTCGTAGCCGACCGCCGAGCACGCAGCTGCTGCAGCGTTGAAGTTCACGTTCACCCATGGCTTCGCCGAGGCGCTCAGCTGGAGCGCACCGTTATCGTCTTTCGACGCGGGGTACTTGGCGTATTTGAAGGCGGGAACGATGCGACCATTCGGCAGCAACGTCTCAGGCACGGTGACGAAGTGCTCGTCGGAGACCAGGCCCAGGTTGGACATCAGCGAGGGCGATCCGGACACGACGCGCTTCTCGGCGTCGAGAACGATCAGATGCAGGCCGGATGTGGCATGGCGGAACTTGGTGAAGCCCTCCCAGGCGCTTTCCACGGCCAGGCCGGTGATATTGCGGTCGTTCAGGCGCGCAGTGAAGGTGCGCTCCTCGATCAGTTCCAGTGCTGCAGGTTGGTTCATCGCTGTCTCCATCGGGTGATTGCTGCGTCGATGAAGATATTAAACACCATGTTTAAAACTAATGCAAACACTATGTTTAAAAAGATGCGATTTTTTGCAAAACCGGGGCAGTGAGGCGAAAAAAAAGCCCGCGCGAGGCGGGCGTGGCACGGGGTGACGAATTAAGGCGACGCCAGCCGGTGGGAGGTAAGTTGTCTGCGCGTCATCTATTGCGGCCCGGCGCTCCGAGCTGCCAGTATGCCGCGGTCAAACGCGCTGGAAGTTTGCGGCTCTGATTCTATGAATGACCGCTCCGTAGGATCGGCTTTATTCCAATAGGCCATGCCCGCCTGGAAATGTGCTTCTTGTCGCGCGGCATGCCATTTCGAAAAAAATGAAAGCGGCTTAGTGGATGGGCCGTCTGCGCAACTGGGTGAACTGAGATCGGGCCCGGCGTTTATGTTGAAAGCCTTCTTCATGACGTGCCCTCAAATAGTAATAGATGAGCTAACATATTAATGGACAATTGTTACTGGAAAACTATCCAATTGTTGCACTCATATACGATCTGATTCCTTGCGGACTACGCGGCCGACGATGATGCATTCTCCATTGCGGCACCGCTTGCGTGAGTACATGCGCTGGTCGGAGTTATCCGAAACCAGCCACCAGTCTCCCTGGTCGCGTACCAGGCGCTTGATCACCGCCTCGCCCTCATAGTTGAACGCGTACACGGCGCCATCCTCCATACGCGTGTCAGCCGTGTTCACGATGACATGGTCGCCCTCGTAGAGGTTCGGCTCCATGCTTTCGCCTCTCACCGATAGGGCGATGAGCTTCGCAGGGTAGTAGCCGTTACGGTCCACCCAGTACTTCGGCACGCTTTGCCGGCCGCCCTCGCGGTTATCAGGGGAGGTTTGGAATCCGGTGATGCCGGCTTGCAGCTGCAGCTTCACTTTCTGGATTTGATAGAAACCAGGGTCGCCATCTTCCGCGACCACCACGGGGATGTAGTTGGCCAAGCCTGGCCCGACCATGTCGCCCACGCCATCGCGAAGCCAGATGGCATTGCACCCGATCACCTCCTGCGCGCTGAGCAACCCATCGCTGGAGATGCCGCGCACCTCCCAGTTGTTCACCGTCTGCGGAGACACATTTAACAATTTGGCGACCGCACTTTGTCCTTCTGCATGGCGCAGCTCGGCAGCGGCCTGATAGAGGCGCGTCATTTGTGGGTGCATACCAACCCCATTCTCAGTATTTTTCATAGCCTCAATGATCCCTGAACTAAACAAAATGTTGTTAAACATAGTGTTTGCGTTTTTCTTAAACATGGTGTGTAATGTGGATATGGACGAGAAAAACCAAATTCAGGCCGACAAGGAGCTTATCGAGTCTTTGGGCGGACCTACCAGGCTGGCCGAGCTGCTCGGCTTCGACAAGGCAAAGGGCGGCGTGCAGCGCGTCCAAAACTGGATGACACGCGGCATTCCTGCGAGGGAAAAGCTGGCGCGGCCGGAGATTTTTCTTCAGCAGTTGGGCCGCGCCGGGCCAGGCACAGCCGACGTCGCCCCGGCCACCGTGGCCGACTAACCGAATTCACAAGCGCATCACCCGTTTCACCTGAACGCCTGCAACCCCACCCTTAGGAGAACCAGCATGAAGACGAGTAGCAAAGCCCCGCGCAATGTCGTTGTTAAAGCCCTTCTTAACCCGGACGAGTTCTTGGATTTTCGTAATGCGTGTGCTGAATCCGATGTTTCGCATAGCAAGGCGCTCCGTGAGTTGGTGAGGGGCTTTGTTGCCCGCTGTAGGAATAGTAGTGGACCTCCTGCCAAGAAGGAATGGCCAAGTGCTGGCCAGAACATGGCCATGTTGATCACCGCGCGCCGGAGCTTGTTTGGCCCGCAGATGATCCCCCAACGTCTTTGACGGCCGCCTGTGCTACCGCGTCGGCACGGACGGGACCGTGCAACAGGAATGATTTTTAACGGAGTAACTGATGAAAAACATAGTGAACTGGACCCAATACATCGCCGTGCAGGTCGTGTTCTTTGCCTGCTTGTACGCGTGGAAGGTTGATCACATTGAAGGCGCGGGCGACGTGCTGCAGAGCTTGCTGTGGGTGCTTGCCTTCGCGGGCATCGCGCTGGGGTTCTCGGATCCGCGCGGGGAAATCCAGCCGCGAAGCCATCTGCGGGGGATTGTTGGCACCGTCAATTCCACCGTGCTGCTGACCATCCTCACCTGGTACGGCCATTTCATCCTCGTCATTTTCTACGCGCTGGGCCTGCTTGGCGCGAAGGTCTACCGCGACCAGTTCGGTGCCGACGGCAAGCCGCTGCCGGTCGCCACGCCGGCGCACGCCGAATCGTAGCAACTCTCAATTTCACAACCACCAAGGAGAACCCCATGGAGACACCGCCATGAGCGAGCAGCACGCGCCACAGGAGCAGGACACTGCAACGCTGCCAATCCAGCCAGGCCACGTCATGGCCCGCGAGCACTACGAGCGCCTGGCGCGTGAGGCCGCGCAGCAGCAGAAATGAAAAAGGGCCGGCATGCAGGCCGGCCCAGTCTGAAACAGTAACCAGAGAGGTCACCCACGATGCTACCACAGCAGCCGACTCCAAGCCCCCGAGCCAGCACGCCAACTGAGCGAATTATCAAAAGCGTCTTCGATTGGCGCAACAAGGACAAGGACGCCATCGCGGCGAAGGGTGACCGCGATGCGCAGCGTGCGGAGTACCGCGCGCGCAACGAAATGCGCGAGGCGGTTGATGTCGCGCAACGCAAACAGGGTGACCAGCCATGACGGGCCGCCCAAACCCAATTCCGCTGGAGCAGGCCCTCGATATGGTCGAAGCCTTCGTGCGTGCACGCCGGCAAGTGAGGTTGGCCGATCTGGCTGCCGCCATGGACCTGGGCATCAGCACCGTTCGGCACTATGCACGCGAGCTGGAACTCGATGGCCGGCTGCACAAGGTCAAACCATTCGGCGTAGGCCTGCCGCGCAGCGCCGTATGGGCAGCAGGGCCGGCGCCATTTGTCGAAGAACCTGCCGAGCACGAGGCCGTCCACGTCATGGTGCAGAAATGGAAGGCTGGGCCGACGCGTACCAGCTGGCTGGAAGCGCATTTCTTCGGCCGCGTTGCTGCGCATGGAGCACGGGCATGAAGGCCATTGACCTATTCTCCGGCGCGGGCGGATTCTCGACCGGCGCTCGCATGGCCGGAATCGACGTGGTGTGGGCAGCCAATCACTGGCCGGCCGCCGTCGCGATCCACTCGCAGAACCACCCTGGCGCCGCCCACCTGTGCCAGGACCTGCACCAGGCAAACTGGCTTGACGTGCCCGCGCACGACATCCTGCTGGCGTCACCCTGCTGCCAGGGTCACAGCAAGGCGCGCGGCAAGGCCAGCGGCAACCCGCAGCACGACGCCAGCCGGTCCACCGCATGGGCCGTCGTCTCGGCCGCCGAATACCACCGGCCCGCCTTCGCCGTCATCGAGAACGTGCCCGAGTTCACGCGCTGGGCGCTTTACCCGGCCTGGTGCGCGGCGATGGGTGCCCTAGGCTATGCGCTGACGCCCATGATCGTCGACGCCGCCGACCACGGCGCGCCCCAGCATCGCGAACGCCTTTTCATCGTCGCGGTCCGAGCCAAGCATCCGCTGATGATTCACTTGGATAAGCGCGCGTATGTCCCGGCCAGCAGCTTCATCGACTTCGGCGTCGGCAAGTGGTCGCTGGTCGACAAGCCGGGTCGCGCCGCCGCGACGCTGCGCCGGGTCCAGGCAGGCCGCCGCGCGCACGGGAATCGCTTCGTCATGCCGTACTACGGTGGCGGGTCCGGCCTGACGGGTCGCTGCCTAAGCAGGCCACTGGGCACGATCACCACCCGCGACCGTTGGGGTGTTGTCGACGGCGACCGCACGCGCATGCTCACCACTCAGGAGTGCCGCGCCGCGATGGGTTTCCCCGATGACTACATCCTGCCGGCGGCGCACCGCGATGCTGTTCACATGCTCGGTAACGCCGTTTGCCCGCCGCCCGCGCGGGACGTCATCACAGCTATGTTGGAGGCAGCATGACCACCAATCCTTTGCAAGGCAACGTCCTCGCCGACAAGGTCATCGCCGCGGCGCTGTACAACATCGATGCGCACCTGGCGCGCCTACAGGCGAAGGCGGCCATCGCTGCTGCAGCCCAGGCCATGCCAATGGCTGATCGCCGGCCGCTGCTTGACGGGAGCGCACCATGATCCAGCGCCATGCCATGCCCACCGGCGCCCCAATGATCACCGCGCGCTGCATACACGCACATATGCAGTATGCCGCGAAACTCGAATTCGCGTTCCTGATGCTGAAGCTGGGCGTGAGGACGGTGGCATGAACCAGGCTGACATTTTCTCAGCCGGCGCCCGGGTCCTGCCGCCGGAAATCTCCGATCTGATCGCGCGCGGCGCCATCTTCGTGATCAATCACAGTGGCGGCAAAGATTCGCAGGCCATGTACTTGATGCTGCGCCAGCACGTGCCGGCCAGTCAGCGCATCCTCGTGCACGCTGACCTGGGAGAAGTCGAGTGGTCCGGCGCAGTCGACCAGATCCGCACCACTACCGACGGTGAGCCTCTGCATATCTGCCGGTCCCGGCGCGGCCTGCTGCAGATGATCCGTGAGCGCGGCATGTTCCCGAGCCCAAGCCAGCGCCAGTGCACATCTGACCTGAAGCGCGGGCCGATCGAGCGGACTATCCGCCAGCTCGGCGTCAAGCTGATCGTGAACTGCATGGGCATGCGCGCCGAGGAGTCATCCGGCCGCGCCAAGCTGACGCCGTTCAAGCTCAACGCGCGCAATAGCCGCGCTGGCCGGAAATGGTACGACTGGCTGCCGATCCACGACCTGACCACCGATGAGGTGTTCGCTACCATCGCTGCAGCCGGCCAGCGCCCGCACTGGGTCTACGCCGCTGGCATGTCGCGCTTCAGCTGCTGCTTTTGCATCATGAGCAGCAAAGCCGACCTGACTACGGCCGCGCGCCTGAATCCGGCGTTGTACCGTACCTACGTCGAGCTGGAGCGCAGCACCGGCCAAGTAATGCTGATGCCATCGAAGAAGTATGGGCGGCAGACCCTGGAGCAAGTGACCGGAGTTGCGGTTCAGGCGCTTGAAGGGAGTGCAGCGTGACCTCACCAAGCCTAGTCACCAGTCTGGATCAGCTTCAGCGCTCCCTCTGGCCCACCTACGTTCTCAAGCTTATTCCGGTACCCACATCGTGGGCAGAGGAAGTAGCAGCCGAAGTGATCGATGGCGGGCTCAACCTCGGAAAATTTCAGGTCTGCGGTGCATCGCTTGCAGGTCCACATGGTGCGCCTCCATGCAAAAAGGGAATCCTATCATGATCTACGACCTCGCCCGCACAGAGCGCCAGCACCGCGCCATCCAGGCCGACACTAAGCCGCCACTGCATTTCGCCATGCGCACCTGCACCGGTGAGTGCCGCCGGCAGCGCTCGGTCGGGCAGTTCAGGGCTGGTAGCACGGTGTGCATGCGCTGCACGCGGAGGCAGGCATGACGCTGAGTTTAGAAGTCGTCCGTTCCGAGCATGATTGTCGGTGGATGGTTGGCGCATCTGGCGTGGGCCAATGCCGCTTCGCGGATCTTGTCCAGATGGATCGAGAAAATTTCCATAAGCGACAAGTCCCCGGGGCCTGCCAACAAGAGGAGCGCGCTTCGGGATACTCGGCCTGGCCAGGTTCGCCCATTCAGCCGGACCCGGAAGGCGATGCAGTCATTGCCAGTTTCAATGGGTCGATCGATCTGGCCCAGATGGTTGTCGATGAATTCTCGCGCACGCGTTATCGCGTCTTCGGTCGCGAAGTTCTGCAGGACATGCCCCTCAGGAGTCACGCCGCGCTCAATAGTTGCTTGGCTTTTATCTGCCACGCGATAGTGACCGAGCCAGCCTGCACGAAGCGCCGAATATTCGACCTTCACATCGATAACGTGCTCCCTGTACGGGACGGTTTCCTCGGAATGATTCATGGCGCCCACCTTGTGAAAAAGGCAAGTATAGCATGAGGCGCCCGTCCCTCAATCGCAGCGCCACGCCAATGAAACGTACCGCAATCGCGCGCGGCGAGCGCATCGAGGCCCGCGAGGTGTCGAAGCTACCCATGCCGGCGCGGAAGGCTACACTGAAGTCCAAGGGGCCACGCATGACGCCGATCCGGAAATCCGCACGCGACGAAGAATGCACGCTGCGCTTCCCGGTATGCAATGG